ACTTCCTCGAAGATTCCAGCGATGCCTATTTAGTCTTGCAGGGGCAGCCGGATACAGATCAGGGCGATGTTGCCTATCAGCTAAAACATCGCGTCTTAGTGCTCAGAAGTCCAGATCCGACAAGCAATGTTCAACCGGATGCCAAGTATGTAGTCAAAGAATATGACACTGCCGGCGCTGAGGCTTACAAGAAACGCATAGCACAGGACATTCACAAAATGTCATTTGTTCCCGATTTGTCAGATGTCAACTTTGCCGGAAACATCACGGGTGAAGCGATGAAATACAAGCTATTCGGGCTTGAACAGATACGGATTAAGAAGGCACGCCTATTCCGCTATTCATTGATGCAGCGACTCCGGATTATGGCTCATTTCTGGTCGCTCAGAAGCCAGATAACGGATGAAACAGCCGTCAATGACATATCCATCGTCTTTGACGCTAATATACCACAGAATACGACAGATGCGATTACAAACGCCAAGAATCTAACTGGCATCGTCAGCCGTGAGACACAACTTGCTATGCTGCCGAGCGACATTGTGGATGACCCACAGCAAGAGATGGACAAGATTAAGCAAGACGATCCACCGGCGCCATCGGCAGGCTATGTCGGAGCGTTCGGCCAGCAGAATGAGGGGGATGGACAAGATGAAAATAATCAGCAAAATCAGCAATAAAAACCGATAGGAGGTGATCCAATTATCTCGGAGCCGTCCATTATCACGGATTAAAGGAGTGATTGCATGGCACTCACAGAGCATCAGCAAAACATTGTCAATATGGCAAAACAGATTTATGGTGCTGAGGATCAGCATGTGAAGCAGATTGAGAGCATGTTTAAGCGGACTACCCGCGACATTGCGACGCTCGTCAAGGCGTTTCTCAGCGATGAAGTAGCATGGCAAGCCAACGCGCCACGTGAGGACATAGACATGCTCATGCAGGACATAACAGAGATTGAGAGCAAAGCTAATCCAATCGACGCAAAATCAATAGGCGACATCTTCGGCAAGATGGTATACAAAAGCAATAAAGATGTACTACTCGGTCAGACGGCTGTTAAGGTCGCACAGCTTGGCTCTAAGCAACGTGGACAATTAGAAGAACACTTACATTCGGTTGGTGATAAAACAGCTAAGAACGTGCAGAAACAGGTTGATAAGCTATCTGCAAGTGGAACGGTAGAATTTAAGGCTGGCAAGCGTCCAAAAAAGAGTGCACAGAGCAATGAAAAGCTCATTCAACAGACGCTCACCAATAATTGGAGCGGCGAGCTGTTCAGCAAACGGCTGTGGAAAGATAAAAAGCAGCTAATGAATACGCTCAGTGACGAAATCACAAACGGAATCATTAGTGGTTCATCAACTCAGGACGTTGCAAGAGCAATTCAACAGCGGATGAACACAAGCTATAGCAATGCTGAACGGCTTGCTAGGACAGAGACCGAATATGTAATGAACAATGTTCAGCTCGGGAAATACAAAGCGAACGGCTATGACAAAGTGGAATTTATTGCGGTGCTGGATGGAAGAACGAGTAAGATCTGTGAAAAACATAATGGCAGCGTCGTAGAGATTAGCAAAGCAAAGATAGGGGTTAATATCCCACCAATGCATCCTAATTGCAGATCAACGATTGCCGTTTATTTCGGAGATGATTAAATGGATGTAAATGAAACAGTAATCCAATTGGTTAATGAATACGTGAGAGTTAATACGGAAATAACGAATGGAATCATGAATGGAAAGTTTAATGCTGATGAAGCAAATAAACTGCTAGCTTGTAATTCAAAATGCTTTCAGGGGAACATTGAAAAAGTATTGGAAAGAAAACATGATGACGAAGGTAGATCGCCTTGCACTGTTCCTTATTTTCATGGACAACCGGTTAATGATATCACAGCGTGCTCAATAAGCAGAAGATTGATGGAAAATGAGTCAGCTCAAGAATAATAATCATTTGCCCTGTCGTATGGCATTAAACTAGGCAAACAAAATAGCGGGCGAATAAGCCATAAACGGTAAGCAATCGAAGCTGTGTGCATGGGCAATAGCGTGTGTGGGCAGATAGATAGGCTTATTTTTTTATGCGTGAAGTCGTGTGCGAGGAGTGAAAATAATGCAAAAACCATTTAGATATCCATTGAACATTCAGTTTTTCTCAGAAGAAAACCCGGGTGATGATGATGATAAGTCCAAGGATACAGATACATCTGGCGACGAAGAACAACCTGTCACCTTCAAGTCTCAATCAGAATTTGACTCAACCGTTGACAAAAAAATATCAAAAGCCCTCGAAACAGCAAGAACCAAGTGGCAAGCCGAAGCAACGGAGAAAATCAAGAAAGAGCGCGAAGATGCCGAACGACTTGCCAAACTCAGCAAAGACGAGCGAAAAGAAGCCGAGTTCAAAAAGCGTGAAGAAGAACTCAAGGCGAAAGAAGCAGAGCTCAACAAGCGGGATTTCTTGAACGAGACGACAAAGCAGCTGAATGACAAGGGGCTATCTCCTGATTTTGCTGAATTCGTGGCTGTTTATGGTGATGCAGACAAAACCTTTGAACGCATTGGAAAACTTGATGAAGCGATTAAAGCGGAAGTACAGAAAAAGGTTGATGAGAAGCTGAAATCATCTGCTGATAGCCCAAACGGCGGCAGCGGATTGACAGGAACAATTAACCCTTGGAATCCAAAGACACGTAATTTGACACAGCAAGGAAAGATTTTACAAGAAGACCCTGCGCTTGCTCAGCGATTGATGCAGCAGGCAGGAGCTTAATAATAGGAGCTGATTTAAAGTGGAACAAGAATTTAGACACAAGCTAAACATTCAATTTTTCTCCGGTGGTTCGACATCCATTGCAACCGGTAATAACACGCGCATCGCGGACGTTATTGTTCCTGAAGTATTTAACAACTATGTAGTTCAGCGATCGGTTGAACTATCTCGACTGGTTCAGTCAGGAATTATCCAAGCAGATTCGGCATTCGATGCACTGGCAGCAACAGGCGGACGCACGATCAATATGCCATTTTGGAATGATCTGACTGGCGACGATGAAGTACTTTCTGACGGAGACAAGAACCTCACTCCCGAGAAAATCACATCTGGCCAAGACGTGGCTGTTTTGCAACTGCGTGGTAAAGCATGGAGAACAAACGACCTTGCAAAAGCACTATCCGGTGATGATCCAATGGCGCGAATTGGTGATTTGGTCGCATCGTATTGGAACAGAATGCGTCAACGCACACTGATTGCTGAATTGAAAGGAATTGAAACGACTCTCGCATCGACAAACGTTCTTGATGTATCGGTAGAAACTGGCGAAGATAGCCTGTTTACTGGTGCTACGTTCCTTGATGCAACACACAAACTTGGTGATCATGCGGACATGCTTGTTGCGATCGCAATGCATTCGGCGACTTACACCGAACTGCGCAAACGGAATTTGATTGAATTTGCTCTCGATAGCAATAACCAAGAGATTCCAACTTATCAGGGGAAACAGGTTATTATTGATGACCTTCTTACTCCGGACGAAAACGGCGTATACACATCCTACCTGTTTGCGCGTGGCGCGTTTGCTCTTGGAAATGGTTCAGCACCGGTACCGACTGAAACGACACGTGAAGTTCTGGCCGGAAATGACATTCTTGTTAACCGTCAGCACTTCCTACTTCATCCGCGTGGCATTGCATTCACAAGCTCATCCGTAGCTGGACAAGCACCTACGAATACAGAATTGGCTACTGCAGCTAACTGGAATCGTGTCTATGATCCAAAATGGGTACACATTGTTATCTTCAAACACCGCAACACGGTAGCCGGGGGCTGATCCCTATGGCTGTTGACATCTTAAGTGATGTAAAAACAATGGTTGGCATTGCTGATGGTGTCAGTGATGCTCAACTTACTGTAGTCATTAATTTGGCAACAAGCCGGGTTAATTCATATGTCGGCGAAACCGAATTGCCGGAATCTTTAGCGTGGATTGTTGAAGAACTAGCAATCTCTCGCTTTAACCGAATCGGTAATGAAGGTATGAGCCAAAATCAAGAGGAAGGGCGAACGGTCATCTTTACAGATGATGACCTAACACCCTACAAAACTTATCTTGATAAATATGTGGATGACAATAAGACGGACGGGGCCAATCAATCAAGGGCGTTGTTTTTATGAGGTATTCAGATCGTGTAATCTTTACCAAAACGGTAACAGTATGGGATGACGATCAAATGGGCTATGTAACATCTGAAACAGATGACATTTACCCTGCTGATATCTCTCAGATTGGCGTACAACAGCAAGCGGTTATCTTCGGTGATGTAAATCAGGACAACCGCATTATTCGTGTACAAGGTATGCACAAGCCAAATAAAATTAAGGTTGATGGAAAGCCAGTGACAATAGTCAAAACTATGTATCACCGGAATGTGTCAGATTTTTATGTAAGGTTGTGAGAGGATGGCAGATGATGAAAAAAATAATCATCCTATGGCTGTATTTGGCATTGAGGATGGCTACACCAAGCCGATCACAAAAATATCTCATGAAATCGGTGTATTATCACGTCAAGCAAACGATGTAGAAATTATGTCCGGTCTTAATGAACTGCAACGAGATTTGGTACAGATGACTAAGGACATCGACAGCGATGTTGAACAGGTGGTCAAAGATACCGGATTTTACGCAGAAGGACGGATGAAGAAACGTGTTCCGGTCGATACAGGAAAATTACGTGGAAGCATTGATACGACGATCAGTGAGGACGGTAAAACAGTCACAGTTGGCCCTAATACCGACTATGACACTTGGGTTGAGTTAGGCACAAGAAAGGCTCCTGCTCAGCCATATGTTCGTCCCGGTGGGAAAGAAGCTGCACAGTTTATGGATCGTCAACTTAAGAAAAAGTTTGGTGATCTCTAATGGAAATGTCCGATCTAATACCAACGCCACAGGAATTGCTCCTTAAGGCTATTTTTAATGCTCTGAGTCAATTACCTTGTCCGGTGATTTGGACACTTCCTGATCCTAATTCGGACGTTGAACAGCCAGATTATCCGTTTATCATCTTATCGACGACAAATAATCAGCAGAACAATATCTACAAGAATGCCAGAACGGCTGACATTGATGTTTACATTGACATTTACACAGAAAAGCAGACACGGGCACCAGTGGAGCGCCTGACTTATGCAGCAAGAGCCTTGTCATCGACTGTAACGGTCGATGGCTTTTCTTTTTCCCGAAAACCAACATATTCACAAAACATTTTGACTGACAATTCAACAGGAACCGAATTATGGCACGGTTCATTGATTGCCAACTATTTATTAAATGAAAAGGAGTGGTAA